CTACGGATGAAATAAAGCAAAGGTTAAAAAGTGCATGGGTCTGGCAAAAGCAGCTTGAAGCAGATTTGCAGATGCTGCAGGATCTAAGAGATTTGGCAGAGCAGATAACTCCAGTCTACAGCTTGGCACCCGGGGGCGGGGGCAGCAACGACAAATTGGCTGGTACGGTTGCGAAGATGGCTGACGTGGAAATGTCTATTAAAAACGATATTAATCAGCTTACAGAGGCATTAGTGGCGACGAGAGAACTAATTAAAATGCTTGACGATGAGAAGCTGCAGCTGATATTGTTTAAACGGTACTTGAATTACCAACGTTGGGAAGTGATTGCCGCAGATTTGGGATATAGCTGGCGACAGGTACATAGATGCCATGCTACAGCATTAAAATTTTTAGAAAAGATGTCATAGAATGTCACATACTTGACGTGATATAATGTATGTGTAGAAATTGACAAAAGCCGTTGATCTGGTTAAGGATCGGCGGCTTTTGTGGTAGTATGCAGGATTAAGTAAAAAGGGATAACATTGTTTTACAAAAATGACGCTTGTGGTTTAAAAAGCAATGATATATAATGAAAGTACTTATAGGAATATATGAAGTATGGTGATTTCATGAAGAAATTAAGTGTTTGGGATAAAGATTGGTTAGCTAGAAAAAAGAGAAAAGAAGAAAAAAAAGCTTTGAAGAAATTTAGAGCAAAAAGAAGAAAAAAAAAGCGTAATCAAGAAAAATGCAATAGTAAGATAGTATCGGATAATGATGTTGGAAAATCAAGTAAAGCTTTAAAATGTGAACAAAGTTACAAAAGATTATTAAAACTACAGGGTCAAGATAGTAAAGAAAATTGGACTTCTATCAAAGTTCCTAAAATTTTTTCGATAGAGAACAATGAGTTTCTTACATTAAGTTTTTTTGAAAAGCTTATACAATTGCGAGAAGATAGTCCTGGCGGGGCTAAAATTTATATAGATTCTAGTGAAGTCGAGACAGTATCGGCAAGTGCATTAATGTATTTGATTGCTATTCTTTTCGATAGTAAGAGTGAAGACTATGACATTGGCGGAAATTTTCCATTGAATAGTAGTGCTGATGAATTTTATGAAAAATGTGGATTTAAAGAGTTAATAAGAAATTTTACTACAAAGATTAGTCATAAAAATAAAGATATAAAAATTATAAAAGGTGATAGTGTTGATCCAATTATGGTTAAACAAATATGTCTTTTTGTGCAGGAAAATTGTAAAATGTTAGATACAAAATCTTTGTATGGTATTTTGATAGAATTGATGGGAAATACTAAGCAACACGCTTATGATGAAGATTGTAAATTGGAGAAGAAGTGGTTATTGTTTGCTGAACAAAAAAATGACAGAATTGATTTTGTTTTTTTGGATATTGGTTTAGGGATTCCTAAGACGGTTTTAAAAAAACATTCTGAAAAACTTGCAAAGTACGTACCTCTCTATGTTTTGGATGAAGGTAATATTGTAAAATCAGCCTTAGAAGGAGAATATCGTTCGAAAACGGAAGAACCAAATAGGGGGCAGGGATTACCGCAGGTTAGTGATTATTTTTTATCTGACATTGTTACTTCTGCTACTGTGTTCTCTGGAAATGGTATATGTAAACTGGGAGAAGATTCAATTAAAAAGTATGAGACAAGAAAACTAGAAAAAGAATTTAATGGTACATTATATGAGTGGTCTGTAGAAAAGAGGCAATAATATGGATAACATCAAGATAAGTATAGCAAGGGATTTTTCAACTACTCCAGGGGGCAGATTTAAGGATGAAGGAATTTATTCGGGAGAAGAATTTAGAGAAAAGATTCTTCGACCAAAATATGAAAAAGCAAAAGAAGATGGAATCAAGATAGAATTAGATTTAGATGGATGTATGGGGTATCCTTCATCTTTTTTAGATGAAAGTTTTGGAAAATTAGCCGGTGTTTTTAGAAATGAAGATGTATTTAACATGTTTATTTTTCGCTCTAAGGATCAGCCAACTCTAGTGGATGATATAAAAAGATACATGGAAAATAATAGGAAAAATAAAATATGAAAAAAATTATAGGTGTAAGTCTATTTATTGTTATTTTTGTTGGGTTTAATTATTTTATAAATGGACTAAGTGATATACATGCACTAAAATTTTTTCTTGTTCCATTCAGAGATATTTTAAATATTTTTTTCATAAGCGGTGTGGTATATTTCTTTGTAGAGTATAAAAATGACACAAGAGGGACAAAGAAATTTTTAGAAACAATAGCATCTAGAATGGTCAAAAGAATAGAGGATACAAGAATGTATCATATTCGCGACAAAGCGGATATAGGGTACGTTAGAATAGTACAAAAATTGGTTTCTAATGAGCTAAGTATTCTTGAGAAGTGCTCAAAAGATTTTGGTTTTGAAGAAGAAGCTGTATATTGTAGAGAAAAATTTACTAAATATTGGGATTTGGTAAGTGATCATATAGAAAATATAAAAAAATATGAAGAATTAGAGATTGAATTGCAAAATCATATTGTAAATCTAATTAGTAATATTGAATTTATAACATTGAAATTACATAAAAAATGAACTAAGAAAAGCACTCACAAGCGTGAGTGCTTTTCTTATGTCTATTTGTAGTAGATTTTTCATAGGTTCTTCCTGTGGATAACTTCCCTTGCGGGTCTTTCGAGCCCCGAAAAAGGTTTAGATAAAAAAATATTTTTTCTTATTTCCTTCCCTTGGTGGTAGACTGGTGGTGAAAATAGACGTGGCGAAAATGCTGAAACGTGGCTCTGCAAGAGAGCTTGCCGAATTATTGGGGATCAGCGAAAGACGCATAAATCAGTTGGTAAATGAGGAAGTTTTGCATCGTGAAATAGAAGGCGACTTCATTTTGACAATGGCAATAGCTTCTTTCTACGAAAATAAATATTCTGGCAAAGATGAAGATGATTATTGGTCTGAAAAAGCACTGCATGAAGCTGCAAAACGTAAACTCGCTGAACTTGAATTGGCACGACGGCAAAATCTTTCACATGATGCGGCAGATGTCGAAAGGGTTATGACAGATATGTTATCTAAGTTGCGCAGCCAGCTTTTGGTGATACCAGCTAAGATGGCCGCTAGATTGGAAAATCAGAGTAGAAGTGTTATTATGACTGAGCTTTCTAAAGAAATTAAGTCAAGGTTAACTGAGCTTAGCGATTATGATCCGGAGATATTTAGTGATGAAGAAGACGGTTGAACTTTTTAAGAAAATTTTAAAACAGTCATTAATGCCGTTATCTGATCAAACAGTATCGGAATGGGCTGATAGCTATAGGATGATATCTGGCGAAGCTGCTGCAGAGCCTGGGAGATGGCGAACAGATCGTGCTCCATATCAAAAAGCCATTATGGATGCTTTTACTGAACCAGGCATAACTAGGGTGGTTGCAAAGACCGCATCTCAGGTTGGAAAGTCCGATATCATGAACAATGTTATTGGTCGGTTCGCGCATCTGGCGCCAGCACCGATAATGATGATCCAACCAACTATCGAAACATCACAGGACTATAGTAAATCACGTATAGCGCCGATGATCAGAGATACAAAAGTATTGAGAGATATTTTTAAAGACGTAAAAAGCCGTGATGCCGGCAATACTATCCTTTCTAAACAATTCCCTGGCGGCAGGCTGATTATGGCGGGGGCTAACAGCCCTGCCGGTCTTGCCAGTAAGCCGATAAAAATACTGCTGGCAGACGAAGTTGATCGTTTTCCAAAAAGTGCTGGAACAGAAGGCGATCCGGTCAGCTTGGCTGCAAAGCGTATGACTACATTTTGGGACAGCGTAATGGGTCTATTCTCAACACCGACTAATGCTGGAGACAGTCGAATAGAAGATGAGTATATAACAGGGACTCAGGAAGAGTGGCAACATCAATGCCCAAAATGCAAAGAGTGGCATTTAGTCACGCATCGGGATATGCATACTGACTACGACTGTTCTGTTGATAAAAAGGGAACAAGGCAGGTTATCGTTAAGTCAGTTATTTGGCGTTGCCCAGATTGTGGGTTTGGGTTTACAGAAACTGAAATGCGGCAGGCCGCACAAAAATATATTGCACAGAACGCTTCGGCTCTCACTAAGGGGGTACGGAGCTTTTTTGTTAACTGTTTTGCATCACCTTGGGTGAACTGGTCAGATGTAATGCAGGAATGGCTGGAAGCACAGGGCGATCCAGAGCGTGAAAAAGTAGTTGTTAATACTCGTTTTGGAGAAGAATATGAGCGCAAGGGAAATTTTGAAAGCCA